TCATTCCCATATTGACAACGATACTTTTTGGCTACTTCTGATTTATTCATTTAAAGTATAGATTGGTTTCTGCTTCTCTCCTTCTTACTAATCCTTTTAATTTTACCATCTTTCCATTAACTCTTGCATTGCACCACTTCATAAATTCATCTGCTATTAATAAATCTTTAGGATTCCTGATTATCTTATTGTATAATGTACTATGCACAAAATTAGCATATCCTAAATTATATGTAAATGAAACTATTGAATCAAACTGATTCTGATTTAATCTCATTTCAGGAAGCCTATATGCTATCTTGCTGACTTCCCAATTCAATAATTTCTCTGCTCTTTCAATACTAATCTTTTCTCCCATCTGCACCTTCTTTCCATCCTCATATTTTGTTGTACCATATCCAATAGTAGGTACTGACGCCGGGCATAAGTATGCACTTAAACTCAATCCCTCAAAGTTCTTTATTAGGTTAATGCAGTTCTGACTTGGAATCATTTATAAATAGCTTCTTATTAATAATATGGCTAAAAGTAATACTAATATAATTAAAATGCAAATACTAAATTTTATCCAAAATAAATACTTTGCCATGTACTTATCCCTTGCAGCATTTGATTTTTGCAATTCGTTATTTAAAATAAAAATCTTACTTGAATCCTCAATGTAAACAATCTTGGAAGGAATAACTTTCCTTTTTAGAAGTTCATTGGCAATACTTAATCTTTTTTTAAATTGAGTACAATTATTGATAGTATCAAAGTTGATATTATTAATTGTATCATTTGTAGTTGATAGGACATAAATTATTGAATCTTTCCATTTAACAAATTCCACACTATCAATCCTCTGCTTTATCGGATATAACTCTATACTTTTTTTGGCTAATAATTCAGGATATTTATTTTGGACTTTATTAAGTTGCCTCTCTGCTCTTTTAGGCAAATAGCATCCATAACAAAATAATATAATCAGTAAATATTTCATAAAAATAGGGCAGGAGCAATTCACTCCTACCCTTAAATAAATTAAGCAATCTTAGAATCACTTTTAACCCTACCATAGATGGCAATGATTGTTCCAATAATTCCCATTACCTGACCGGCAATAACTGATACATTTCCTTGTGCAGCCTTAATCTGATTTACTAATTCTTTTAAAGAATCAAAATCAGCATTATCAGGAACACTAACATCCTGAACTTGCAATGAATTACTTAATAAGTAACCAACAAATGCAATAATAATTCCCCAAATTGTTTTGGATTGATACCACTTTTTACTTTCCATATTTATTGTTTTAATTGTTTTTTCTTTTCTTCTGCTGCAAAATAATAATATCTAATAGCAAATACACTTGATACAATACCCATGATTGTCAAAGTAAATGATAGAAAGTATTGCGCATTGATCAAAGTAACCCAACTTAATATGCTGCTTATTACACTCATGAATGTAAATACAGGAGCATTTTCTTGATGATCCATTATACTAATATTAAATTTAATTGATTAACTACATAAGTCCATATTACATCATCTGATGCTCCCCATTGCTGAATGATAGCAGCAGGAATATCAACTATTCCGATATAATATTCAACTGCCACTTCAGGCATTCCTTCTTCAGGTGCTTCCATTCCTATTAGTTTATAACTAACCTTCCCACCGCCATCATCAAAATGATAATCGCTAAAGTTATATAAACTTAAAATAGTTGCTTCTTTAACTCCTGATGGAGTCCAAAGATTTGTCGGTTGAATGTTTCTTGTATTCATATTAATATAGATAAAATGCGTAGTTAGCTGTTGTAACTTGTGTGCTACTTGCTGATATTGTTGAAAGTAACAAAGTTTGACTTGCTATTGCATAATTTAATTTTAAACTATTTGTAAAATCAAAATATTTTACTGCTGCTGCAAGTGTTGCTGCTCCTGCTCCTATTTGCGGAGAAGCAGTAGCAGCAGAGCTTGAATACAATGCAGCAACATAATATATACCTGCTGCGGCAGAATAAGTATTTGAAAATGCTTTTGATGTCCAAGCACCACTTGTTGCCTTCCATATATTACCATCATTAGCTGATGAATCAACTCTTGTTAATGTACCACCACTTACAGAATAAAGAGCAACTCCATTGTAATTGTTTGCAGTATATGCTCCCTGAGTTCCTTGATACCATTTAACTCCTGTAATAGTTGTTGTCTTAGGAATATATATAGGATATAATAATAATTGCCCTGTTCCTAAAGCAGTATTAGCAGTAATACTATTTACATTTGGAACTGCTATATTATATCCTTTAATACTACTTCCCATTGCCTGATAAGCAACCATTGACATATCTTGTTGCAGATAATCAACATCAGCAGTAGCATCTCCAATAGTTGATGTTCCTGTAAACTTTACTATTGCTCCTGTTGTTCCTGTTCCTGTAACAGGATTTGTTAATGTGTTTTGCTTTGCATTTATTCTGTTGCTCAAAGAAGTAGTATCAGTAGGTTTTAAATACTTTGTACCTATTGCGCTTGTGACACTTACATCATGCCATAAAGAATCTACCCTGCTAAATTGTAACATTGTTGAATCATTAGGAACTACTGCAATCTTAACATCTGATAATTCATCTAACTGCCAACCATTTTCTATCTTAATTTCAATACTTCCAAATGTCGGATGCGCTCTTGTTACAGTACCAAGTTTGGTTATATGTTGCGGTGCAATAGGTCTTGTAGTTGTATATCCACCTGCAATTGTAGGACTTAAATAAAGTAAATCCCCATCAGAATAAGTTGATGTAGATAAATTTAAGTTTGTAATATTCCCTACTTGTATAACTACTCCACTATTAGAAGTTGCAATATCATCTTGAACTAAACCAAATGACCTATATGAATTTAATTCATTATTAGCTTGGGCAAGTACAATAGTTGGTAAATTAGATGAATGCCTACCATTAATATAAACTACACTTCCTTTAGTTATTGTGCTTCCTGTATTGTTATATACTGAAGTTATTAATCTTGTTGCTGAAGTAGTAGTAGTTGAAGGAGTTAATGTTATATCAGTAGTTGTACTATTTTTAATTACTCTTATTGTAGAATCATTTAATTTAGTTACTGAAGTAACCCATTTATTTATAGTATCAGATGCAGTTAGCTTAGTATTAATTCTATTACTTAAACTTGAAGTATCTGATGAATTTAGTTTTAAATTTATTCTATTGCTTAAAGATGTACTATCAAAAGTTGCATTTCTAACATCTTTTGATGTTGCCAATGTATCTAATCCACCATCTTGTGTTGGTAAAAATATTATTCCACCTATTGAATCTTGCTGCAATAAATATTGTGTCTTTGCTTTATTCTGAAAGTATATGCTTGGAGTATTGTATGCACTTGATGTTTGCAAAACTAAATATCTATCTAATGTATCTACCATTCCAATTAAAGGAATGTTACCATTGTTAGGAGTTAAATATAATTCTCTATACTTCCCACCTGTTGTATCATATAAATCAATCTCCTGATTAAATGCAACATTGCCATTATTTAGCACTTTCTGAAGTGCAATTGAGCTATCTGCCTTTCCATTAATTCTATTACTCAAAGAAGTTGTATCTAATGAAGATCCACCACCCATGATTGTATCCCAAATAGCTAATGAAGGATCATAGAAATAGAATCTTTTATTGCATGAATCATAAGCAATAGCAGCCTTATTTAATATATTACTTCTTAATGTAGGTACTCCACAAAAAGTTGGTATCTGCAAAGTGCTATCAAACTTCATTCTTTTTACATCATATCCATATTGTGGCATAACCTGATATACTTGGCTCTTACCAATGAAAGCAAAAAGTATAATAAAAACTATTAAAAATATTCTTTTCATATTATGTAGTTGGAACTGAACATGCACCATAATCTCTTACAATAGATAAATTGAAACTCAATCTAACTCCACTCAAATAATCTTCAAATTTCTCACTTATAGCCTCCCATGTTATATTGGTGCTAATCAAATATTTATTAAATCCCTGTCTTAATATTGAAATAATGTCATAAGCTATACCATGACAATCAGATGTAACCTCCTGCTCAAATTCTCCATCTACTCCACTCTTATCTAATAACCACAATTCAATTCTAAATACTTGCTCTCTACCGGCATTTAATTCACCTGTATTAATTGCAAAACTTGCTGAAGGGAAATTAGGAACATAATTATTGTTTAACCATTGAGCAGGACTTTGAAACATCACTTCCTTTATCATTGGTTGATTTTGTAGTGTTGTTTGTATTTCCTTTACTACTTGATTGTAAGTCATTAAACTTTGTTTTAACTTTAATTATGTACTCTTTCTTATATCCTTTACCCATATATTATTTATACAAAAATGTAAATAGTTCTCCAACTTCAGTAACATCTCCAATAGGTAACTGAATCAATCCATTATTGATAGTCAAATAACCTGTATCATTTGTAGTTGTAGTAATTATTAACTTTGATAATCCACCTCTTGAAGCAACTAATATTTGTCTGCTTGTCAATTCATTAATTGTAAATGAACTTTCTCCACCTGCTGATGTATAATTAAATACATTCAAAGTTAATTGTGCTGATGAACTATTCAAGTATCTTGGTGCAGATGTTTCTCCAATAAATATTGGGCAGGTATATGCTTTATTTTCAGGGAATATAGTATCATACGCTACTACACTATTCAGATATTCAAAGTATTTTGTATAATTTTGTTGTAAATATCTTATTATTCTTGTCTTATAATATTCAGCATAAGCAAGATATTTCTGCTCTATTAACTCTAAATCCTTTTGACTTGGTGGAGTGCTTTCCTCACTTGTCTTTTGTAGGAATCCTTTGCTAAATAACTGATAGCCCATAGTCATAGGCAGCATGGACATTGTAAACCATACAAGAGCATCAGTAATATAATTATCTAATAAATCCTTTTCATCATTATTTAGATCATCATTTTCAATACCTTCTTGCAATCTTAAATATAATGTGCTTCCTAAAGCAGTTTGAATATAAATATCCTGTGCAACCTTAATGATTGGGAATATTTGTTTCCCATCAATAGCAGTTGAAGATCCTGTCCTTTCCTTAAATAAACTTTCAGTAATGAAGATTATATTTTTACTCATTTCTTTTTTGTTACTATGTTAGCTACCCATTCATGTCTGCATTGAAAATCAGATTCTCCATTGTGATACCACCAACCACCACATCTATCTAATACACTATAACCCAATCTTAAACTCATATTTTGAATATCAGTCATTGACCATGTTCTGCCTTGCTTACTATCTTTGCTTGAAGCAGATACTCCTACCATAAATTTACAAAATGGTCTGCTCTTACTCAAATCATGGTTAGTTGCTATTGCTCTCCATTCATAAGTATACCTAACAAATGTTTCAACAATGTTTGGATTCTTACCACTTGTTTCAGATAATGGCTTTAATATTTCTCTTTCAATAATAACATCAGTTCCTACACTCTTTTCAGTAGTTTTAATTATGTTCTTATCTTCAAGTGATTTCAAAGCATCATTAATATCTGATACAGGCTTATCCAATGCCTTAGCAATATCTTCAGGAATGATATTCTTATTCTTAGAAATTATCTCTAATACATTTGCTTCAATCTGATACAATATAGGATTATCAGCAAAGTTGCAGGAGTATCTATTTAATACTTCATACTGACTAAAATCTTCCCCACATGAAGCAAATTCATTTATAATTCTCTGTTCTTCTTGATCATGAAACTTTTGAACTTCATCATCAGTCATTGGATCTTCATCAATACCTAAGAAAGTATTAACCTCATTATCTGTAAATCCAAATCCTGATTTAAGCATTAATGTAGCTTGTAATTTATTTAACTTACCTGTTCCAAAATGCCTAACTATCCGCATCACATTCTGATATTGCCTACCGGTAAGATTCCTGATAGCATCATTAGATTCCATTTGTGTAGGATTTGTAGATTGTGGAATTGATGTTATTCCACTTGCATTAGGTATAATTGTATTTGGTAATCCTGCTAATGATCTAATCTCATTAGGTAACATTGTATCTAATACCTTAGTTGCAACCAATGGAGAAAGAGAATTGATACCATCAACAACTGAATTAGCTGAAGTAGTTATATTAGCTTCTAATGGCTCTTTTCCCATTAATCCTCTAATCTCATCTTTAGTTAAATTAGCAGATATAATGTTTTCACTAAATTCAAATTTCAATGGCTCAACAGGAATAATCTTAAACTCTCCCATTTCTCCTTTAAGATTCCTGAACTTAGTAAATATAATTTCTAATTCTTGCTGCCTTTCATTGACATAAGTATTTACAAATATCTCATAGGCATCTCTTATCTCATTCCTTCCACCTAATTGTCCTTCTGTCTTTATTCCAAATAAAGTTGGAGACGTTACCTGATGTGATGCAAATATTTCCTGCTGAATTAAATTATTGATATTTGTAAAATCTTCCTTAGTAAGCATTGTGTTACCAAGATTTTGAATATCAGCAGCATTATCTTTACTGCTATTAAACATTATTACAACTCTCTTTCCTTCACTTCCTGTAAACTTCTTTAGTAATCCTTTCTCAACCTCTCCTTTATATTCCTCTCCTACCGGCATTCCATTATTCAAATTGATTAACGTACTACCAACAAACCCCTGCTTAGCATTGCCTAAGATGTGTCTGCTAACCTCAATATCGGACTCTATATAATTCAAACCCTGAAAGTATGATGGCAAAGGATAAACCTCTGAAAATGGATTATATTCCTTCTGATAGAATATCTGACTACCATATGGATTGTTTACATTAAATGCATCATATTCTCTTGCCTTTTCTCTGCTATCATTCCAATCATTCTTCACATAAAACTTAGTCAAATCTTTAGATGCTCTAACCTTCTGAAACTCCAAATGATATATTTCACTAATCTGCTTCGCCCTATTCCAAATAATCTGCAAGTAATATCCTCTGTAAAGTTCATCATCTTTAACACACTTTTTTAATAAGTTATTAAATGATTCTCCAATGCTATTAGCACTGCCACCATCCTCAAATCCTTTGCCATAAATATAAGTACACTTTGACTTTATAATTGCTCCATGTTTAGGAGATTCATTATAAAGGTCAAGCAAATACTTAGGATAGTTATTATATTCTCCAAACTCAACATATCCTTTTCCTTTCTTTTCAGAAAATTTTGGTTGTTGTGCCTGATCAAACTGCAATACTATATGTCTGTAATTATTATCCATTGTATGTCTTAAATAAATTGTTTTGATCAGTATATTTTACAGGCTCAAATGTACTACCATTTTCAAGTTCCATATATCCATGTTCTAAAACACTACCTAATATTTCTTCTTCCTCATTAGATGCCCAAATTTGATAAGTATAAAAACCTGAATTATTGCTTTCAAAATCAGTACCATCAACTGAAAACATTTGATAGTTATTTTCTGTGCTTATATTGTCATACCATTTCTGAATAACTTCATTTGTTGCCCTATTCACAAAATTAAAATAATAAATTTCAGATGCAGTTTCCTGATTCTCTGAAAGTGTAAGATATATATTTTGTGTGATATTTTTTTTAATTACTATCATATATTAAAATTCCCCTGCTCTATGCAGGGCAGGGGAACTATTCATAGGTTAGAAATATATTAATCTCCCGGAACTTCCAAATCAGCAGCAATCTCTGCAGGAACAACCAAGAAATCTTGTCTTTCTTGTGATGAAAAAGTAAGAACATAACCATTCCGATCTCCAAGAGCAGTACCACTACCACCTGTAGAGTTTTCAATAGTTAATCCAAATTCTTTTCCAAACATGCGAAATGTGCCATCCATTTCTTTAGTTACAAACGTTAGGCGATTCTTAGCAAGTGTAGTAATAATGTTTCTTGTAGTTGCTGATCTATCATTAATAGGGAAACTTACTTTGAAATTATAAAAGAAAGTACCATTCTCAATAGATGAAGTGATAGAATTTTCACTCATTGCAGTTCCTCTTGGTACTTCAAATTTCCAAAATCTTTTACCAACTGCCTTATTTAAAGTAGTTACAACACCACTTGCTTCAACAACCAAACTTGTTTCTCCATCATATAATGCAGAATTTTCAATCAAATAAACTGCATCCACACCACCAACTGAATCTCTGCACTCTATTGCGTAACCTGAACTAATTGCACAACTCATTTTATATTATTTTAAATATTATTAATTAGGCAGCTATGAACTTCACAACCTCTGTTGTATGTGCTACGTTCACTCCAATTTTAAATTCAACTCTGAATCTTACATCGTTGTTATCTTCAGAATACCACATTTTGTAGTTATTTTCTTCTGCTTCAAGATCTACAGCCATTGCCATATTTGAAAGGCTCATAGCATATGCTTTGTTAGTGCTATTCAAACCATTAACAGAAACAATCTCAATAGTTGTACCCGGAAGAACAAATGATTGACCTGATGCTGAATCAGATGAAGTAGGATTGTAAACATAACTATTCAATGCTCTGTAAGCAAGGATAAGAGTGCGATACCAATCATTACCAACAAATATCTTAACATCTCCTTTAGCAAGAACTGCAGCAGGAATAGCTTTGTACATACCTTCAGTAGCAGCAATTACATTTGAAGCAGTAATACCACCTGTGATAACTGCAATACCTGTATAAGCAGATACGTTAGCATCAACAGGAGATCCTGCACCTATCAACTTAATAAGACCATCAAATTTATTGAGATTAGCAGTCGCAGAGGTCGTCTCACCTTGCCATAAAGCAGTTTCAACTTGTGCAGCTATTCTTGCATTCTTCTTATCAAGATAAGCCTTTTGGAAATCTGCATTACCAAAATCTTCGTAAGTAGATCCTGCACGAAGTGCTTCTTGTGTAAAGTATGCCTCTAAATCTTTAGGGCAAATCTTTTCTTCAACTTTAATTTTTCCTACGGTAATTGAACGTTGAGAAAATGTCGTAGTGCCTGAAGCATCAAATGAACATGATTGAGTACCAAATACTGCATCTGTGTCCATGATAGGAATAGCAACAACTGACTTTGCATTAGGGATAACTACCCCACCATCCATAATCATTTGTTGTGTCTTTGCTTCTAATACTGCAGTTGTTAGCAATGGCTTAACCAACTGCTTTGTGTATGAACTTAATCCTGAAAATGCTAATGCCATCTTATTTTGTTTTTATGTTTTTATTAATTAAATAGTAAATCGTAATTTTTAACTTTAGGCTCTACCTCAAAGCTATTAGTTGTCTTTATTGAAGCATCAGCAACTCCTGTTGGAGTATCAGCCAATGTTTGAGTAAGGCTCAATAAACCTTCAATAACCTTAGTTGCTTTGCTTAATCTCTCCTCATATAAAGCAAACTTAGCTTCATAAGAACTGAATTTTTCAGTAGTAGAAGTTTCAAATGCAACAAACTTTGCAGCAAAATCTTCACTCATCATTGCAGGTGCAACAGGTGCAACAGGCTCAACTGCAACATCAGCCTTAGGCTTTACTTCAGTTATAGCACCATTATCTCCTACTGTCAAATAAGTACCATCAGCTAATTCATATTCACCGGCAGGAGCAGGAGTACCATTCATTGTAACAATACCACCTACAACCATTTCAGTAATCTGAATTGTTGTTCCATCTACCAATGTTGCATCCATAAGAGCAACAGGACTTGTAGGACTAACATTAACTAAATCGTTGAATGCTTCCTTTAATTTTGATATAATGTCTTTTGTGTTCATACTATAATATGGTTTTATTATTAATTTAGTTCTTTTAAAATTCCTTGAATCTTTAATATGTCATCTTTAAAGGTATTTTCATTCATTGAATTAATCAATTTAGATAATTCATTTAAAGTATTTTGATTCTCTGTTATAGGTGGATTGTAATCAAATAAACCTTCTACACTAAAGCCTTTATATTCCCCTAACTTAATTGCTTCCCAAACATCATTATTCTCTACATAGAAACTACCAAACCAACTGCCATCAGCAACATCTTCAAATCCTTTCATTGGCATTATACCCCTATTCTTATCAACTATAAATGATTCAAACATAGTTACTCCATCAACCTTTTGGTTAGTATCATGCATCAAGTTCACATTGTTTTGGAACTTCTTTTTAGCAAACTTTATAGCAATTTCTTTGATTGTATCAGCAGAAAACTTGACATAATGCTCTCCAAATGTTTCATTATTTCTATAAATCAACTGATCAGCAACCATCAAAGGACCTGATATAATATGCTGATCTTCACTAATAATCTGAAACTGCTCATGCAACTTAACTCCCAAATTACCCAACTCTTTAACAACATCAGGATTATTATCATAGTGCTTTGATATTCCCAATTCTTTAACCTTATTAATCTTTTCAGTATTACTTCCTGTTGCATATACTCTTGATTCAGGTATTCCTAAATCTTTAGCAGTTGATAACATTCCTGCTTTGTCATTTCTTGCAGATATAATATAGATTGTCTTTCCTTCTGATATTAATCTTTTAACTAATTCCTTTCCCTTAGTAGTTGATAATGTGCCATCATAATCAACTGAAATCTTATCTGCTGCAAAATGCTCATCCCACAATGAATTGCAAATAGCAACTGCCTGTGCTGAATCCTTACCTTCATCAATAACATACTTGATACATCTTGGCAAAAATTCATCTTTATGCTCCCCATTACTTGGATTAATAAACTCCTCTTTGAATGCAAGGAAATCCTTTTGTATTGCAGGTGCATCTACTAATGCAACATAATCAACCATGCTATCATCTTGAAGTGATGCATTAATCTTTAATTCATAAATTGGTAAACTCATAATTTTAATTTTAATTTATTCTTGCTGCTCTGTTTATTCTTGTTATTCTTTCTTGATTTGATGTTACATCACTTTCTAATACATAGTTTCTGACTGCTGCATTAGCAGTTGATAATTGATTAATCTGATCTTGTGGCAATGCAGTTACTGACGCTTGTGGAGATAATGGTGCAGCACTTCCACCACCTAAATCCGCAGCACCTCCACCACCTGAACTTCCACTTCCTGAACTTGCCGCTTTAATTTGTTGTATTCCCTTTACTGCTGCTGCTATTGAAGTAGCAATTCCTATACCTGCATTTATTTTATTAAATGTAATTTCAGTTGCTGCTAATGCTGCTCCACCCGGTATTGCTGAATATTTATATGCTACTGCTGCATTTGCTGCTTGTGTATTAGTTATTATCTTTGCTATTGCAACTGCTTGATCTACTAATATAGAAGCTATTTGTAAACCTTTATTTTTTTCATTTGCATTAGCAAATATTTTAATTAAGTTAGTTGATATATCTCCTATTGCAGAAACTATTTTTGCTTTAGCTTCTTTCTCTGCAAGATCAACTTTTAATCTATCAGAAGATAATTTTTTTAACTTAGCATTGTATTGTTCTTCAGTAATTAATTTTCTATCATAAGAATCTTTAATTAGTATTTCTTCTTGATTTAATGCATCTCTTCTTAATTGAATACTTGCCAAATCATTTGTTTGTATTAAATCTAATTTCTCAATGTCTTTATTAATTTCATCAGTATCATTTTGTTTTTTTAATGCTTGTTTTTCTTGAATGTACTTTTGTTCAAGTGCTAATTTTCTTTCATTGTATAATATTTGTCTGTCTTCTTCTGATATACTCTTATCATCTAATATTTTTAATGCTTGTTCTTGTTCTAATTTATATTGATTATCTAATAGAATTTTATTTTTTTCAAATCCTTCTTGCATTAATTTTAACTTCTCATCTTCAATTATCTTTTCTGTTTCTTTTGCTATTGCTAACTTTTGATCTGCAGATTCTTTATTTAGAATATTAATTGCATTATTTCTTTCTTTTTCTATTGCAGTAAAATCAGTAATACCTGCTAATAG